GCGACATTTCTAAAACTTTTCTGAAGTGATAAGGCTCTGCGTGAAGTAAACTTTGTTGAGAAAGAAGGCATGGCTGCCTGGAGAAAAGAAAAAGAAGAAACAGATCCAGAAGGATTTGAAAAATTTCAAGACTGGGAAAGTAAAACTTTATTTGGCAAACTTGGTATTGGTAAAAAATCTAAAACACTAGAACAAGAAGAAGTTAAAACTAAAGATATTGAAAAACCTTTTGTCTTTGATGATGAAGAAGAGGGTACTGGTGGTAAAATTAAAACACAATCAAAGGGTATACCTTTTGAAAGTGAAGTAGGAATAACAGAATCAATTGGTTCTGCACTTGTTTCAGGTGCTATAAAAATTCCTAAAGGTTTCATGAATATTGGAGCATGGACCATGGATGTATTTGGAGATGAAAACATTCCAGTGGATCAAGGTAAAGTTGCTCAGTTTGAAAATTGGTTTGATAAAACTTACATCGGTGGACTAGAAGGTTACGCTGAAGAGCGAGCACGAGCTACTGCCGTAGGTAGACTTACAGAAATGATGGTACAGTTTTATGGAGGTTGGAAAACTGTTGGTAAAGGAGCTGAAAAAATAGCTCTTAAAGCTCAAGAAGGAATTAACAAAGCAACTACGGCTATTAAAAAAGGAAAGTATTTAAGAACAGCCGGTAACAAAGAAGGTTACAAGTTAGCTAAAGAAGTTGAAAAATGGAATAAACTTTCAGGTAAACAAAAGTTTGTGGGAATGTTTGTAGGAGGAGGTGTAACTGGAGGGGTGATCTATGATAATTTAAATATAGGAACTTTTGGAGACATAGAAGCATTAGATTTTTTACCCACAGGATTAGATAGAGAACAGAAAGATACAGCTAAGGAAGATGCAATGAGGATGTTCTATAACAAATTAAAATTTGCTGGTGAAATGGGTTTTCCTATTATTCCTGCAATTATTGGTGGGGGTAGAATTGGTAAAAGTATTTTAGACGGAGCAGTTAAGAGAAATGCAAATGCCGGAAAGTTTGATAAGTTTGTAGAAAAATTTGTTGCTAGACCTTTTAGATCTAGAGGACCTTTCCCAGAGAAACAGTTTCAAGCCATGCAAAGATTAGAAGGTAAAAGAACTTCAGCTAATTTATTGTCTACAGATTATCTTAGAAACCTAGATGAATTAGTTAAACAGATATCCAAGTATTCACAAGGAGCAGCTAATGCCAGTGGTATGACTACTGAAATGTCTAGTCTAATTGTAGATTTAATTAGAAAGGGTAAGCTTGGAGTTCAAAATGGTAAAGTAGTTGTTAAAGGATTTGGTGATGCAGATTTAGAAAATTTCTATCAAGCGATGACAGGTAAATTAAAAATAAAATCTGATGATGTTGTAAAATTAGTTGAACAATTAACAGGGGTCCATCAATCATGGGCTCAATTTTTAAACACAGTGGTTCAAGGTAAAAACTTAAACGTAGCTACTAAAGAATTTACAGCTTTAATGAATGATAGAATTAGAAATACTTTAAACTCAGAGTATAAAATATTTGAACAAGGAGGCGTTAAACCTTTTGTAGAAAACGCAACGTCTAATGATGTTTTAAAAGAAGTAGCAGATATTTTTATGAGAAGTGCAAAAGCTAATGGTAAAAGATTAAGTGCAGAAGATGCTGAATTAATTGTAAAAGATATTATTAAGAATGTTAGGTTAGATAAAAATACCACGACTCCTATATTTAAATATGAAGCATCAGACATAGCAAAAAACAAAGCATTAATAGTTAAAAACATTGGTGAAAATATAACAGGAGGGGGTAAATTTAAACCAGATGGTAAAGGAGGATTGATACAAACTAAATCAGATCTAGCTGCCTTTAATAAATTGTTTGGTAAATTTGAAAATGCTGAATCCATCATAGCTAATGTGACAACGGATCTTGCAGAGATTGCAGCAAGAGATAGATTTTATAATGTAATTAAAGAAGGCTCTGATGAAATGATTAAAAAAGGTGAGATTGGAATTGTTTATCCAACTTATAACTCAGCTGTAAAAGCATTTGGATTAGGGGAAGACATTATAGATGCTACTTCTGGTCTACAACTTCCACAAAAATTAGGTGAGCAAGCTTACACAGTCCCTATCAATGGAATGTTTACAACTAGAACTATTGCCGAAGGTTTAAAATACGGTGCAGCAAATAGTATGGGAAGTATAACTAAAAATATTGTTTATCAGTATGCAGTGATGCTACCTAAAGGATTGATCCAAGCTGGTAAAACAGTAGGGGGTCCTTTCACACATGCTAGAAATTTTTCATCCGGTGCAGTAACTACTGTTGCTTTAGGTAATTTTAGTTATGCTCTTAGACATCCGGGAGTTGCCATAAGATCTATGATAACCGCGTTTAATACATTACAGCCTCAACTTCTTTATAGAAATAAGCCAGGAGCTTTACGTTATATTGAAAGGGGAGGTAAACAAATTTCTTTAAGTGACAGTGAGTTTGCCGATGCTTTAAAAGGAGAAGGAGGCCAAGCATTATATAGATTTTTACTTGAAGAAGGTATGGTAAATCAAAGTGCTATTATGAGAGATGCCATAGGCTTACTTGAAGACGTAGCTAAACAAGGATTTCTAATGAAAGCCTGGAATAAATTAGGTAGAAAAACAAAAGCAGTTATAAAAGGGGCTCAAGATATGTATGTTGCAGAGGATGATATCTGGAAAACTTGGAATTTTTTAATGGAAGATCATAAAATTGCAGGAGCTTATCAAAGAGCAATTAAGAAAAAAATTATTAATCCAGCAACAAATAAACCGTACACTCAAATGGATATTCCAAATAGATTAGACATAATGAAAATGGCAACTCAAAACGTTAGAGAAATGTTGCCTAACTATGCATACGTATCTGAATTAGTACAAGCATCTAGAAGATCACCATTAGGTAATTTCGTGTCATGGCCTGCAGAAATTATAAGAACTTCAACAAACATATCTATGGTATCTAAAAGAGAAATGGCTGACCCTGTGTTTAAATTAATAGGTGCTGAAAGAGCTGCTGGTTTTGCAATGACCGTCGGTACTATAGGTCCAGCTGCAATATGGGGAGCAAGTCAGTTAGCTGGTTTTACAAAAGAAAAACTTATGGCTTTAAGAGAATTTGTTCCATACTTTTCAAAAGATAATACTTTATTACCAGTGTACGAAGATGGAAAATATAAATACATAGATTTTAGTAGAGCATTTTTCTACGATGTAGTTACTCAACCTTTTCAAACTACTTTTACGGAAATGAATAGAAGAGAAGATGAACCGGTTATACCTTCAATAGTTATGGGTTTAACAAAAGCTCTTGGTAAATTAGTTGAACCTTTTGTATCAGAATCTATTTGGATTAGTGGTATCATGGATCTATATGCTAGAGGTGGGAAAACTAAAAGGGGCCAAGCTATATGGAATGAACGAGATTCTGAAGGAGATAAAATATTTAAGGCAATTGGACACTTAACTAAACTATATACACCGGGTTCTACTGTTCAACTTGAAAGATTATACAATGCTATTACAGGTAAAACTATTAAAGGTACACAGTATGAAGTGTCGGATGAATTACTAGGTTTGATTGGATTAAGAAAAGCACCTGTAGATATACCGAGATCTATTGAAATTATGATTGGCCAGTTTTTAAAATCTGAAAGAGATGAAAGAAAATTAATTTATGCAGGAACATTAACTGGTGATCCCGTAAAAGATGACAACAAAATTATAAGACAATTTATATTTGCTAATCAACAAAGATTAGAAACTTATGAAGTCATGAGAAGACAATATGATGCTGCTAAAGTTTTAGGTATGAAGGAAAAAGATATAAAAGAAATATTTAAAGCTAGAGGTAACGAAGCATTATATAAAATGATTAAAACAAATAAATTTAAACCTTTTGGTATTACAGATGGAATGAAAGACGCTTATGAAAGAATGTCTGAAAAATATAACATTGAAAATCCTTTATCAAAAAGAATAATAAAAAGATTAGAAAAAATTGAAAAGAAATTAACAAAACAAAGATTAAATAGAGAATTTAAAATAGACCCTGAAAGATATTTATTTAATGAGAAATCTATTATAGATAGAGGAATAGAATTGTTTAAACAAGATGACAAACCTGCATTACCAGAAGGATTTAGTAAGCTACCAGACACACCACAACCTGTGGTAAATAATGCACAAATGACACAGAATGTTGACCCTATAACTAACTTGACACAAACAGAAGAAGCGTTATTATCGCCAACTGAAAAGGTAATTGCGAGTAGGACTTAATGGCTAAAAATATTGCACTAACAAAAATAGAATCACATGAAAAACTGTGTAGAATTATGCAAAAACAAACTCATGACAAAATTAAATCAATAGAAAATCAAATAAGTAGAATTGAAACTATTCTACTGACATCTGTCGGAGCTTTGATCACCGGTATGGCCGGAATGATCTACATGTTAATCATAAAATAGGAGAGTCATGAAACTTTCGAAAAATTTTCACTTATCAGAGATGATTAAGTCCCAGACAGCGACCAGGATGGGCCTTAACAACATTCCAGGGGAGCAACATACAGAAAACCTAAGATTGCTTTGTGAGAGGGTCCTACAGCCGATTAGGAGTCACTATAGTAAAGTAGTTACGGTTTCTAGCGGATATAGAGATATTATTTTAAACAGGCGCCTTGGATCTTCAGATTCATCACAGCACTGTCAAGGGATGGCGGCAGATATAGAAATATTTGATTTACCCAATAATGAATTATCAGATTGGGTTAAAGAAAACCTTATGTTTGACCAATTAATATTAGAGTACTTTGATCCATCAGAAGGCCCAAATTCAGGGTGGGTTCATATTTCTTATAATCCAACTATATCTTTAAATCGTAAGGAGTATTTGATTGCTTTTAAAAAAAATGGTAAGATTGAGTACAAACCAATTTTAGGTTTAAGTACAGATAGATATGTCAAATAAAAAGATTTAGTAGGATGACTTTAGAAGAAAAAAAAATTAATAAAAAAAGAACTTTCTAGAAAATGGTATCTTAAAAATAAAGAATTAGTTATAGCTAGATCTAAAAAATGGCATCAAAAAAAATAAAGAAAAATCTAAGGAATATTATTCTAAATATCAAAAAAGTAAAAAAGGTTTATTAACTAAAAAAAGATATAGAGATAATAACCCTGAAAAAATAAAAGAATATTTATTGGAAAATAAAGATAGAATTCGAAAACAACAAAACATTAGAGAAAATTTTAGAAGAAAAAATGATATTAATTTTTGTTTAACAAAAAGATTGAGAAGAAGGTCATGGGGCGCATTAAATGGTATAGATAAATCTAAAAAAACTATGGAATTATTAGGATGTACAACAGAAGAATTTAAAAAATATTTAGAATCTAAATTTACAAAAGGAATGACTTTTGATAAAATACACATAGATCATATAAAACCATGCGCTGCCTTTGATTTGACTAAACCTGGAGAACAAGAAAAATGCTTTCATTACAGTAACTTCCAGCCTTTATGGCCTATTGATAATTTAAGGAAAGGTGCTAAATAAAATCCCAGCGCGCCACGTGTGTATATCCTACTAAATCCATGACTTTAATTCTTCTCCTAATACTTCAGAAGCAATATCAATCTTTTTACGTAAAGCTTTAACAATCTTTTCATCGACCGTATCTTCAGCATTAATATCAACATACGTTACCGGTTTTTTCTGACCTATTCGGTGAGCACGGTCTTCGGACTGTAATCTTTTCTCCAAGTCATATCCGTTAGAATAGTAAATAACGGTGTTTGCAGCAGTCAAAGTAATGCCATAGCCGCCCGTAGAGGGTGTGCCAACAAAAAACCGACACTTAGGGTCGTCTTGAAATTTCTTAATATTCGGTTGTCTATCTTCTTTAGGCGTTAGCCCATAATAATCAACCACGGATCCCGGACCATAAACTTTTTCTATTTCTTTAATTATGTTTTTAATATCATATTGATAGTGAGCCCAAATAATTGCTTTACCTTCCATATCTTCCAACACATTTAATAATTCTTTTATTCTATTATTTTCAATAGCTTGAGTTTGACCATTGTCATCTGTAAAATGACCACAAGTAATTTGATGCAGTCTCATTAATTGAGTTAAAGTATTAACAGTTGTACTTTGTTTACCATTTAAAATAGCTAACGCTTCTTGTTTCATTTGGTCATACAATTTACGTTGTTCTTTAGATAGACTTATTTGACGTTTAATAAATATTTTATCAGGTAAATCTAGGCAATCTTCTTTTAATACACGGTAAGAGAAAGGCTTTAATTTGTCAGATAATTCACCTAAATTTTTAAAACCATTAACTAATTGTATTTGACGGCCGGCAATGTTTGCAGTTTTCATAATAGCATATCTCATTCTAAATGAATAATAAGATTCATGATCTAAATGAAACGGATCTAAAAAATAACATTGACTAAATAAATCTAATGGATTTTTAGTTACAGGAGAACCTGTCATAATTCTTCTATATTTAGTTTCTCTACCTAAAGATAAAATATTTTTAGTTCTATTAGCCTGCGGATTTTTAATAGTAGTCGACTCATCAATAGCCATCATAGTTTCATGACATGATAAAAATTTATTAGCAAAAGCAAAACCTTTTTCGGTACTTAAAGCTTCAACATTCATGATAAGAATATGTAAACTTTCACCTCCACTAAATAAAGTATCTAAACTTTCTTGTTGTTTTTTAGTAATATTGGCTTGCCACAATACGGTCACATTCTCTATATGATCAGGTAAATGAGTTGGTAATTCATTACTATACCAAGTACCTACAACTCCTTTAGGAGCGATAATTAAAGCACCATTAACTTTACCTTTATCATAAAGCATAGCTAAATTATCAATTAATACTTTTGTTTTGCCAGTTCCCATTTCTAAGAAATAAGCATAACTTTCTTTATTCCATGACTTTTCTAATGCAGTCATTTGATGATTGTATGGTTTTGTTTTAAATTTATAGTTCATAATTTTTCTTCTTTCTACTTGACAAGATAACATTTATAACTATATTGTCAAGCATGAAAGAAAATAAAGTTTATGTCATTCAAACAATTGCTGGTACTGCAGAAGGTAGACCTAAAATAAATATTATGGGCGCATCAAAATATGGTGAGTTTGTTTTTTTATTACCGGAACTTTCTCAAATAATATTTTCTCCTGGTCCATTAATTTTTAAACTTAGAAAAGCTTTAAAAGATTTTACGACAGAAGATCATTTATTATTAACTGGAGATCCTGCAATTATTGGTGTGGCCTGTTCGATAGTTTCTGACATGACTAACGGTAAATACAATTTACTAAAATGGGATAAACAAGAAAGACAATATTATCCTATTCAAATTAACTTATATGAAAGAGGAAAGATAGATGAGTAATATAGACTTTGAGAAAGACCAAACAAAAATGTTAGGGAAGACTGAAAACATTCAGTCACTAGCAGATCAAGTGGAGAAATTAAATTTTTTAGATCAAGAAGTAGAAATACTAGAAAAAAATCTAAAACAAAAAAAGAAAGATTTTGAATATCTATCGGGAGAAGTTATTCCAACCATGATGGCTGAGATGGGTTTGTCTCATCTTAAACTTATGGATGGTTCTTCAGTAGATGTAAAACCAAATTACAGCGCAAACATTACTATTGCTAATAGAGATGCTGCGTTTAACTGGCTTCGTAACAATGGACTAGGAGATATAATCAAAAACGAGATATCCGTATCTTTTGGTCGCAACGAGGATAACAAGGCCGCTGATTATGCGAACCTTGCAGCAGAGCGTGGGTATCAACCAACACAAAAGTTGAAGGTTGAGCCCATGACTCTCAAAGCGCTAGTTCGGGAGCGTATTGAAAACGGCAAAGAAATGCCTACCGAGCTTTTCAACGTATTCGTTGGAAATAAAACAACAATAAAAAGGAAACAATAAACATGAACCAAGTAATAAAAAAAGAAGAAGCAGGCGCGTTAGCTACAAATATGTTTGAAGCTGATGCAAATCATGGCATAGAAAATATGTCGCAAGAAGACCTTGCATTACCTTTTCTAAAGGTGTTAGGACAACTATCACCGGAAGTTAATAAGGCACATGCAAAGTATAAAGTTGGTGCTGAACCTGGTATGATTTATAATACAGTTAGCGGTCAATTTTTTGATGGCTCTAAAGGTATTGACATTATCCCTGTTCATTATCAAAGACAGTTAGTAGAATGGCAAGATAGGGGAGCCAGTACAGGCGCTCCAGTTGCAATTCATAACGCTGAAAGTGATATCATGAGTAAAACAACTCGTGATAAATCTTACAAAGATAGATTACCTAATGGTAACTATATCGAAAACACAGCAAATCATTTTGTGCTTATGTTAGGGGATTCACCTACAACAGCATTGATTTCTATGAGAGCTACTCAATTAAAAATTAGTAGAAAATGGAACTCAATGATGATGGGAATTAAACTACAAGGTAAAAATGGTATGTTTACTCCGCCTACATATAGCCACATTTACAAACTAAAGACTGTTCAAATGTCAAATGACAAAGGAACATGGTATGGTTGGGATGTGTCACAGGTAGGTCCGGTATCAGATAAAAGTATCTATGATATGGCTAAAAATTTTGCAGAGCGTGTAAGCGCAGGTGAGATTGCAGCTAAACCTGAAAATCAAGAACAACCAAAAACAGATAAAATAGTTTTATAAGTTTCTAGGGAATTGGGCGGGGAAGCGAGAGTGGATCCGCCCATCATAAAATTATGAATGAAATTAAAAATCTAAATAACGGGCCGCTTACGTATGAGGACTGGTACGATCTTGGCTATACTCTGGTGCCTTGTGAGGGAGGCAAGCCTACAGTTAAAAAATGGAGTGATGCCGATTTTAAAATAAAGAAAGAAGAATGGAAAAACAAACATTTAGATAAAGAAATAGGATTAAGATTAGATAACGTAGTTGATTTAGATCTTGATAACACGCGCGCAAAAGTTTTTGCACATAAATATTTAACAAATTGTGGCACTATATCCGGTAGAGAACATAACCCTACAAGCCATTATTGGTTTAAAGCAAAATTACCGGCACAGAAATTTTCATTACCAAAAGACCTTGAAAGATATGTTGAACATGCGGCACATGGACAAACTTTATGCGAAATAAGAAGTACTGAGACTTGTTATACAATCGTTCCAGGATCATTACATAGTAAACATAGAGAACATGTAAGATGGGAAAAGTATGCAGGCTTTAATGAATATGTAGGCGACTTAAATAAAATTTTAAGAAAAATATCTTTAGCTACTGCTCTATCAATTTTATATGCACCTAAAGGTCAAAGAGATGAATATTGTACAGCTATTGCTGGAGTTTTAATTAAACAAACGGATTGGGACGATACTGAAATCAATGATTTTATTTATGACATTGCAGTAGAATCTAATGACGATGAATCTGAAAATAGAAAAAATAAAGGTTCAACAACAAGAAAATCTAAAAAACCATTCGGCATGCCTAAACTTGCAGAAATAATTGAATGCAGGATTGAAAGTGTTGCAACAATATTCAGTTGGATAGGCGTTCAAGATAAAGCTTTAGTTGAAGTTAAACAAATAGCGGACGATTCAATAGGAGATATTGTTGAGTATGGTCAAGATAGATATAAAATACGAGTATCTGGTAATTTAGAAGGCGTAGCATTTACTAAAACTATTACAGTTGATGGACCAACGCTCATGAACCAGGGAAAATTTTATGATGCGGTTATAATTCAAGCTGAAGTTTGGCTACCTAAAATGAAAGCAGCCCAATTTGAGGAAATAATGAAAATGAAATTTGAATCCAGAACTAAATCAAAAGACTACGTAGAAGAAGCGGACGAATCTTTTGTATTTAAAAAACATTTTATTAATTATATTAAAATTAAAAAAGCCTTCACAGATAAAGAGCAATTAGTTAACTATGGGAGTCCTTATTTTAATCAACAAAATAATCAATTAGAATTTAATTTAGATGAATTTGAAAGTTATTTACAAGAACAAAGAATAAATCATAAACGAGTAGATCTTGTTTTAAAAATTCAAGACATATTAAAAGCCACTAAAAAAAATGGTAAATACAAAAATAAATCTTTGGTGTCTTGGGTAATCGATAATCATAAAATTGAAAATGAAGATCTTATGGTAGAAGGAACTAGTGAAGAAGTTAAGGAGGTAAATTCTGAACGAGCCTAGATTTATTGCAGGTCCTCCAGGTACCGGTAAAACTCACAAATTTATTGTGGATACCTATATGAAAGCTTTAGCAAAATATACTCCTGAAAAAATTATAATTTTATCTCACACTAATATAGCTGCCAATGAAATTAGAGATGCTATTTTTGATTTAAAAAATTTAAAAAATGAAGAAGGAAATTATACATTTCCACAATTACGAGGAATTACTAAAAAAGCAATGAAATATAGAGTATGTACTATTCATACTTATTGCAAAAGTAGATTATTAAAAAAAGAAGTGTTTAAGTTACATAATCATAAAGAATTAATAAACAAAGATAGTCGTTTTAATCTTCACAGGGAAGATGACATAAAACGTAAACATAGATTTTATAAATACTTATCAGACGCTGACGGACATGGAGAAACTTTAGATAAGTATTGGATTAAATGCGATCAAAAATCTTTTGAGCCTTACAGTTTAAAATTGATTAAAGAGTTACTTCCACTTTATGAAAAATATAAAAAGGATAAAACTCTTTGTGATTTTTCAGATATGGTAAATAATTTTACACGTCAAACGTATAATGAAAAAACTAAACAGTGGGAAGATGACGTAAAAGATCCAGATATAGATATGTTAATTATAGACGAATGTCAGGATTGTAATGTACCCCAAAGAAAAGCTATTGATAAAATGGCAAGAAACGTAAAAGAAGGACATTACTATTTAGTCGGAGACGCAGATCAAACCTTATTTGAGTATTCAGGATCAGATGCAGAATATTTTCACAACTTAGCTGCAAATCCTTATTACGAATTAAAAAATGGTAATAGATGTGGTGAAGCTATTAATACGTATTGTAAATCAATTATAATGGATGTTTGGGATCATTATAAATCTCATAGAGTGTGGACTCCAGCAAAGTATAAGAAGGGCCCTAACGAAGACGAAGTTATTAAAGGAAAAGGTTATTATTTACCAGATTTAAAACCATCAGGACATTTAGATAAACTTTTAGATAAAATTAAAAATACTGAGGAAACATTTCTATTTACTTATAGAGGAACTCCAAGCGATGTACGTTGTACAGATTTTCTTATAGCACAAGGTATAGAATTTGCTCCAGTAAGTAAGCCTCCATTTGTAATTAAAAAAGAATTAAGGGCTCACAAATTATGGCCAGATTTTATTAAAGGTATTCCAATGGATCTTACTTTGATAAAAAATTTTTGTGAATATTTAAATAAGGATTTGATTGTCGGAGATAGATCTAAAACAGTAGAAACTCTTAAAACATGGATTAAAACAGATTACACTGTAGATTATTTAATAGATAAAAAATTATTAAAGTCTAGTTGTAAAGGTCATAAAGATTTTGATCTTATAAGAGCGCCAGTTAACAAACATAAAGAAAGAATGAAATATATAAAAAGGGTTTTACATAACGGTTTTGATTTTGATAAAAAAGTTAGAGTTGAATATGCAAACATTCATACTGTTAAAGGTTTAACATATGATAATGTTATTGTTGACGAAACTGTCGTTAATAAAGATCCTTATTTTACTTCACTAAGACTACAATACACTGCATACAGCAGAGGGATTTTTGACTATTGGAGATTAGCAAAAATGCCCGGAAAATACTTTACAATAGGAAAAAAAAATGAGTGCTTATAAAAAACAAGTAGGAGGATCACATTATAAAGATATGATTATTCAACCCGCAGACTTTATTAATAAAAACAAATTACTTTTTGCAGAAGGAAACGCAATTAAATATATCTGTAGACATCAGTCGAAAGGTAAGTTACAAGACATAGAGAAAGCTATTCACTACTTAGAAATGATAATAGAAAGGGATTACAAATAATGTGTACAGTTCCACAATTAAAAGATCTAGATTTAACTGATATAGATACTGTTGCAATTGACTTAGAAACTTATGATCCTAATTTAAAGACAAAAGGATTAGGGGCTGTAAGAAAAGATGGCTTTGTTACAGGTATAGCAATCGCTACTAAGAACCAGACTTTGTATTTCCCTATTGCTCACCACATGACTGATAATTTAAATACCAAAGAAACTTGGACCTATTTAAATGAAAAGATTTTTCAAAACAAAAACATACGTAAGGTATTTCATAATGCTATGTACGATGTCTGTTGGATTAGATCGGCAACTGGAGACATGCCTCAAGGAGAATTGTTAGATACTATGATTGCAGCATCAGTTATTGATGAAACTAGAATGAGATATTCACTAGACTCTATAAGTAAAGATTATTTAAATGAAACTAAATACAAATATGATTTAGCTGAAAAAGTTTTAGAGTGGTCTAATGGAATGATAAAAGATCCCATGTCTAATATGCATAAATTACCTCATCATTTAGTAAAAGATTATGCAGAGCAAGATACTAATTTAACTTTAAAATTGTGGGAACTATTTGAAAAAAAATATCTGGACGCGGTATTATACACAAAAACTAATCCAGATGGAAGTAAAGAATACAAAACTTGCAGAAAAATATTTGAATTAGAAACTAAATTATTTCCTTGTTTGGTTGACATGAAGTTTAAAGGAGTTAAAATAGATGTCGAAAAAGCTAAGGCACTTGGTAAACTTTTAGAAAAACGTAGAGATAATTTATTAAAAATTATTAAAAAACATACTGATGTTGATGTAGATATATGGGCCGCTTCTTCTATCAAAGCTCTTCTTGAGCATGAAAAAATTACAGATTATGAAAAGACAAAAGACCGTAAGAAAAAAATAAAAGGTAAGGACGGTAAAAATATTCTTGATGAGAAGGGTGAACCTAAAACAGAATTAGTTCCATCAACAACTCCTAAACTTCCAAAAGATTATTTAAAAACACATAAGAATCGTTTCTTAAGAATGATTGTAAAAGCAAGAGAGTGTGACAAAGCTAAGAATACTTTTGTTGAAGGTCTACTAGGCTTTGTTCATGAAGGAAGAATACATGCAGACATCAATCAGATTAGATCGGATCAAGGGGGAACGGTTACTGGAAGATTTTCAATGTCCAATCCTAACCTACAACAGATTCCATCAAGAGGAATTATAGGTAAAAAGATGAGAGAGCTTTTTGTACCGGACGACGGCTGTGTATGGGGATCATTTGACTACTCACAACAAGAACCTCGTATCGTGGTTCACTATGCTTTAACTTTATACCCTTATAAGAATCCAGGTATTGAGATGCCTAATAATTTAAGGGAAAGTTTAGAGAAGATTGAAGAGTCTTATAAAAGTGGATTTGATGTAGACTTTCACCAGGTTGTTGCAGACATGGCTCACATATCACGGACCATGGCCAAAACAATTAACCTTGGACTCTTTTATGGTATGGGTAAAATAAAACTAGCTAGTGAATTAAATTTAACTAAACCTCAAGCTAACACTTTGTTTAATACTTACCATGAGAAAGCTCCATTTGTTAAAAAGTTATCTCAAGATTTAATAGAATTTGCAGAGGATAATAAATTATTATTTACATTAGGAGATAGATTTTGTAGATTTAATAAGTGGGAAACTAAAGATAGAGCCTGGAACAACGCTAGTAATAGATATGAACCTGTCCCTATATTATCAGAAGAAGACGCTAAAACAGCCTTTAAAGCCGAGTTATTAGACAAATATAAAGACCATATAGCTGATAATTATATGAGTGATTTTACTAAATATTATAAACCTGCTTTTACATACAAAGCTTTGAATAGATTAATTCAAGGAAGTGCAGCAGATATGACTAAGAAAGCTATGGTAGAACTTTATGAACAAGGAATTTTACCACAAATACAAATACACGATGAGTTGTGCCTATCAATTAAAGATGATAAACAGGCCAATATAGTAAAAGAAACTATGGAAAATGCAGTTCCTCTTAAAGTGCCTAACAAAGTAAATTACAAAAAAGGTAAAAATTGGGGTTCAATAAAATGAATAAGTTATTAAAAGAGATAGATGAAGCAGCGATAATGTGGAATAAAACTAAAAATCCTATTTACAAAAATTTATGGTATAATCTTTTAAAAAAAATAAAATATGTCTTACCTAAATGCTAATATTCCTGTACAATACGCTCAAATAAAAAAGGAGTATTTATATGACTGTAAAAAACATCATGGAGAAGTTGAAGACTGTATTATCTTTGCTGTTGCCTGCCTTAGTGGCCGTGCAATATTATTTCATGCTATTATGGAGAACGGTGCAATATTTTATCGCTTACCAATTACGGCTTTTATTCAACGTGGTTTTCAACCGGAAACTGTTCCACATAGACGACTTGATGAACTGGAGCTCTGGAATTCTTTTAGTTATTATCCTGCTATTACTATATTTGATATTCTAAGCGCTGCCTCCGGTAAATATATAGGTAAAGATAAGAAATGGCATCACGGTAAATACTTATTTACTATTGACTTTGCACATCCAGAGAGTAATATACTTAATACCGAACATTCGGAAATACCGCACGAACATAAGTGCGCTCACATAATTGCTTTAGATGAAGGCAACTATGCGGCTCAGCCAAACAACAGAATAATATGGGACCTACCTTCATTCACAGTTAAGGATAATATTCCTGACTGGAAAGTGCAGACTTCGACATGGAATGTTGAAGATTCTGGCGAATGGAGAACAGAAGATACTGATAACTTTTTTTATGAGATAGAAGAAAAAACAAATGGAAAAAAAGATTAAAAATGAATGTAAAAAATGCGGCCATGAATGCCATTGCCTGGATGACTTCCACTTGGATCCTTACGGTCTTTGTCCTTGTGAGCCTTGTGAGTGTAGTGATCCTAAAAATAAAGGGGAAGAGTGTTTGTCATGTCAATAAAGGAGAGCGCCAGGATGAATTACAAATTTACAGCACTATTAATTGTGATGATGGTAGCACTGGCTTTATTAGGTGGACCGGGAGATTATAATACACCATGAAATTTACTTTAGTTAATATTTCTGTGTTCTTTTATTGTATAATCAATGTTTACCTTCCAGCAG